GGAGAATACATGGTTGGCACCTAAGACCCACAGAGGAACGAAGACGTAAACGAAGAGAAGAACATATGGAAAAAAGAAAAGGTAAAGTAGATAACAGAACCGGTAAACCAGGAAAATCAAAGTGAAGGAATTTAATTATAAGTTTGATTATAAAAATACGATGTTTATGCCAAACGATAAAAGATATCGAATAGGTCGTGGTGAACAAGGTGTATTACTTGTTAGACCATATACCGATGATATTTGTAAACATTGGAGATTCAAAACACCTAGTGAGGCATTTATATCTAGTACAAAAATTTTATTCGAATACCATGTGTATAAAGACAAAGAAGATTTTGTAGGTATGGATATGTGTAGAAAATTTTTAGAAATGGGTTTTACGAGAGCAAGAAGATATGCTAATCATAAAGACGGTAAAAAATATGATAAAGACGGTAATGTAAAGCCACAAGAAAAAGATTGGGCAACGAGTGACAAAGCAAAATCAGCTAACATATTTAAACAAGCTAGAGATAGAGTTACGAGTGACCCGATATATATTCACATGAGAAAACAATGGAGATATTTAGAAAACCATAATTATGCCAACATATAGATTTTACAATAAGAATACAAAAACCGAGTTCGAAGAATATATGACTATTGCTGATATGGAAAAGTTTACAAAGAAAAAACACATTACTTTGATGCCACCTACACAAATGAATATTATTTCAGGAGTTGTATCTGCAGCAAACAATAAAGATGGTGGTTTCAATGAAGTATTACACAAAATATCTGAAGCACATCCGAATAGTGCACTTGCTGATAGAACACTTAAAAAGTCTATAAAACAAGTGAAAACTAGAGAAACAATTAAAAAACATTTTAAAAAGAATAAATAATCTTATGGTCAGTAAAAAGAAAAAATTAGATATTAGTGCAACAGAATTGGTAACAATAAAACCAATAACTGAAACACAAACTAAAGTTTTTGATGCATGGAAAAATGATAAAAACTTATTTTTATATGGTATGGCTGGTACAGGTAAAACATTTATATCATTATATTTAGCACTGAAAGAAGTTTTAAAAAATGACTCACCATATGAAAGAGTATATCTAGTAAGGTCACTACTACCAACTAGAGAAATTGGTTTTTTACCAGGTGATGAAGAAGATAAATCTTATCTATATCAAATACCATATCAAAACATGGTAAGATTTATGTTTTCAAGACCTGATGATGTAGCGTTTAATAGATTATATACAGATTTAAGAAATCAAGGCACTATCGATTTTTTATCTACTAGTTTTTTAAGAGGTATAACTATTGATAACGGCATCATAATAGTTGATGAGTGTCAAAATTTAAATTTTCACGAATTAGACACTATCATAACAAGAGTAGGACAAAACACTAAAATAATATTTTCAGGTGACATAGAACAAACAGACTTGATAAAAACAAATGAAAGAAATGGTATATTAAATTTTCAAAGTATTTTAAATAATTTACCAGAGTTCGAGTGTGTTGAATTTGAAATACCTGATATTGTAAGAAGTGGATTATTAAAATCATATCTAATAGAAAAGATAAGACAAGGAAAACACTATGAGTAACTATAACGAATGTTTAAAAATAATATTAATGCACGAAGGTGGTTATGTAAATCACCCTAAAGACCCAGGTGGCGAAACTAATTTAGGTGTCACAAAAAGAGTTTATGAAGAGTGGGGTGGAACAAAAGAAATGAAAGACTTAACAGTAGAAGATGTTGAGCCTATATACAAAAAAAATTATTGGGATAAAATTAAAGGTGATGATTTACCTGATGGTTTAGACCTATGTGTTTTTGACTTCGGTGTAAATGCAGGTCCAGGTAGAGCTGCAAAATTTTTACAAAAATTATTAGGTGTAACCCAAGACGGTGGTATCGGACCACAAACTCTTGGTGCATTACAATCTGCAATTGGTGAAGATGTGGTAACTCAAACTAGAGAAATGATAGAAAAGTATCAATCTATGAGGCAAGAGTATTATGAGGGTCTATCCACATTTGATACATTCGGTAAGGGATGGACTAGACGAGTAGAGGAAACGACTCACGAAGCCATAAGTATGACTTGATTTTTAGCACATTTTGTGATATAATACATTATGCAGATTATGAAAAACCATATTAAATTAGAACAACAATTACCAGAACTAAAAGCTAAAAATGTTGACGGTAAAAGATTTTATGAGAAACAAGACGGCTCAAGATATCCGTCAATAACTTCCGTTCTATCAATAAAAAACAATGAGGGTATACTTGCTTGGAGAAAACGAGTAGGTGAAGAAGTTGCAAATTATGTTTCTATAAAAGCTGCAAATCGTGGAACATATGTTCACAACATGGTAGAAGATTATTTAAATAATTTACCTACAAATGAACTAGAAGATAAACACAAAAAGAAATTTCTCGCTTATACTATGTTTACTGTTTTAAAAGATAAATTAAAACACATAGACAATATACATTTACAAGAAGCACAAATGTATTCAGATAAATGGACAGTTGCAGGTAGATGTGATTGTATCGCAGAGTATGAGGGTGAACTATCGGTAATAGATTTTAAAACATCTACGAGTGAAAAAAAAGAAGATTGGATTGAAAATTATTTCATACAAGGTACTGCTTATGCAGAAATGTATGAAGAGCACTTCCATAAACCTATCAATCAAATTGTTATTTTAATCGTAACCGAGGAGGGGACAACACAAGTTTTTAAGAAAGACAAAAAAGAATTTCTACCAAAACTTGAGGAGTCAGTAAAACAATTTTATGATTGGATAGAAAATGAAAAACAAAATATTAAATAACTTACCAGGTATTTGGGTTATTCTAGTATTTACACTAGGATTACTTTTAATATCAAAACATGCACAAGCCGAAGAGCATCCTGTATTTCCAGATGGCGTAATGACAACACAACAAATACCTATTTTTTGTGGTTCAGGACCAGTAGTATTTTCATATGCGACTAGTGTATTTAAACAAAAATCAGTAGCATATTCTGAGGTAAAAAGAAGTGGTAATCCTAATTCAAAAAGTTTTGCATGGATATCATTCTGGTATAGTGAAGAATTAAATAATGGTTCTATATTTTTAACTATAAAAGAAACTGGTGAAACTTGCATGATGGGTTATGGTATGGAGTGGATATTTGATACAGAACTATTATTAGATATAGTAAACAATACATTAAGCGATGAAGGTAATTTGTAATGACACCTAAACAGTTTTCTGTTTTAATAGATGATAAAGTAAAACAAAAATCTATTACTCACATGGATGCAGTATTAGAGTATTGTGAAGAAAAAAATTTAGAGAGTGACCAAATTAACCACCTAATTAGTAGGTCGTTAAAAGAAAAAATAAGAGTTGATGCTGAAGCAGTAAATCTAATGCCGAAATCATCAACCCTACCAGTATAGGAGAAATATTATGGAAATAGCATTGGCAATTTTTGTGACTTTATGGATTGTAGGAGTTGTATCTGATTAATGGCAACCTTCGGTATAAGTTCACTAACGAGAAAAAGTAAACAATCACTTAATAATAGTAATATAATTAGAGAGGAAAAAATATATATGAAGCAATGGGACTTGATGAACCACACTTTTAAATTTAGAGTGGGTGATAGTGAAGAAAAAGGAGGCTGTACATTTATTGGTGGTGAATGGAAAGATGTTACCACAGACGATCTATTTAAAGATAAAAGGGTAGTAATGTTTAGTTTACCTGGTGCATTCACACCTACATGCTCTGGTGAACAATTACCTGCTTATGATAGAGCTTACAGTAAATTTGGTGAATTAGGTATCGACCACATTTATTGTATTTCTGTAAATGATGCATTTGTTATGAATGCTTGGGCTAGAGATTTAGAAATTAAAAATGTAACAATGATACCTGATGGTTGTGGTACATTCACAAGGTCAATGGGTATGTTAGTAAATAAACCGAAACAAGGTTTTGGATTAAGAAGTTGGAGATATTCTGCACTTATTAATAACGGTATTG